GCCCGTTTTGAAGGGCAGGGTGTTCTCGGCGCCCGAGACCTTGTAGGAGACGAGCTTCTGCACTTCCAATTTGAGCGCCCGGTCGGTCTCCACGAGCTTTGCGGTGGTCGCGTTGTAGGCGAGGGTGATCGTAGCCATGTTCCGAGTTGCCATCCTGTTGTGTTAGGCGTAGTATAAGGCCAACAGTCAGTCCTGACTAATTAACCACGCCTGGAATCTATGGGTAAGCCCCACATCGAAACCCTCGAACTGTCGCCTTCCGCTCTCAAGCCCAATCCGTGGAACACCAACGTGTGCAGCCCGGAGGAGGAGGCCAAGATCGAGGCGTCTCTGAAGCGCCTCGGCATGTTCAAGCCGATCATCGTGCGCACGCTCGCCGACGGCAGCTATCAGATCCTCGGTGGCGCGCATCGACGCGACGCTGCAATCCGCCTCGGTCTGGACAAAGTGCCCGTGATGAACGTGGGCGCAATCGACGACAACAAGGCCAAAGAGATCGGCCTGGTGGATAACGCCCGCTATGGCAACGACGACACGCTTCGCTTGGCCGAGTTGCTCGAGGGCATGAGCACGCCGGAAGACCTGTCGACTTTCTTGCCCTACACGGACGCCGACTTCGCTTCAATCTTTTCATCCGTAAATATAGAACTGGATGACTTAGATATACCGGACGATGACGCGGCCCCAACCCCGTTACCCAAGGAAGCCGTGGTGCAGACGCACCAGATCATGCGCTTCAAGGTGCCCGTCGAGGACGTCGGCGCCATCACGGACCTGATCGAAAAGACCATGAAGGCGCAGCGCTTCACCGAAGACGACTCGCTTTCCAACGCGGGCGCAGCGCTCGTTCACCTTCTCTCCCCGAAATCATGATTCGATACATCGGCACCAAAGTCATTTTCGCCAAGCCCATGACACGCGGCGAATACAACGACTATCGCGGCTGGACGGTTCCGGCAAACGAAGACCCGCTCGACGCCGGCTATCTCGTCGAATACATGGATGGCGGCGCATCGAATCACGCGAAGCATGCGGGCTACGTCTCGTGGAGCCCCAAGGACGTCTTTGACGCGGCCTATCGCAAGGCGGTCGGGCTGAGCTTCAGCATGGCGCTCGAGGCGATCAAGCACGGTCTGCGGGTCAAGCGCGTTGGCTGGAGCCTGAGCACCTTGAGCGTGCAGAACGGACGCATTGTGCTGACGCGCGAGGGCGATGAGCCGCGCGTGTATGCGCCGACGCAGAGCGAGATTTTCGCCGATGACTGGATCACGGTTTGACGCTATGAAGTTTGCCTTCTGCCGAACCTGCCTGAACCTGGAATACGACCCCTTCCAGTGCCGCACCTGTGACGAGGGCTCGAACTACGAGCACAACGGCGAGGACGACGGCTACGACGAAGACCTGCGCAAGCTCACCGCGCTCGATAAGGGCGAAGAAGACCACGAACCGATCTGGCTGGAAGCCGCATGAACGAATTCAAACCCACGCTCAAGCCCGTCGAGTGGCTCAAGCCGTATGAACTGAACGCCAAGACCCACGACGAGGCGCAGATCAAGAAGATCGCCGCCTCGATCACGGAGTTCGGCTGGAACACGGCGATCGTCGCGGAAGCCGACGGCACCATCATCGCAGGCCACGGCCGGCGTCTTGCCGCGCTCTCGCTCGGTCAGACCCACGTGCCGGTGGTGGTGCGCGATGACCTCACCAAAGAGCAGGCGCGGGCGCTGCGCCTGGCCGATAACAGGGTTGCGCTCTCCGAGATCGACGCGCGCATCCTGCAGGAAGAACTCGCCAGTCTCGACTTTGACCTCGGCAGCATCTTCGACGCCAAGGAGCTCGACTTCATGACGGCGGACTTGTCGGTCATCAACGACGAACCGTTCGTGGAGGATCTGGACGCAGAAGTGCGCGAGCAGGCTGCAGAGACCGCCAAAACGGTCGAGAAGACCGACGCGCGGGAAGTGAAGCTCGAAAAGGCGCTGGGCTTCAAAGCGGTGGCGGGGCGCGATGAAAAGCACCTCGCGCGGTTCATGGCGCTGATCGAAGAACAGACCGGACTCACGGGCGCAGACGCTTTTGTGGCTCACGCCAAGGCTGTCTGCGCATAACCTAAATACCACTCAGAATTGACTATGAAATATGGACATGACAGCGATCATCGTGATGGTGCTGGTCGGCATGGCGATAGCGGCGACGGCCTGGATCTGCTCGAAGCCGTCAAGCCCGTTGAGCGGACTCAGCGAGGACGAGCTCCTCGCGGTGGCGCTGCTCGTCGCGGTGCTCAGCGAGTGAAGCCCTTCGACCCGTATGTGGGCGTGCCGAGTTCGCTGAAGATCGGCAACTTCCGCTTCGCGGTGTCGGTGCAGGACTCGGGCGACAGTCAAGCCTCGATGAGCTTCGGCCACATGAACCCGATCAACCAGACGATTCGCCTGGCGCCGGATCAGAACGCGCAGAACTTGGCCGACACCTTCATCCACGAGGTGCTGCACGCGATTCACTTCCATTACGGGCTGCTCGGCGATGGTCCGGAAGAGGAAGACTTCACCACGATGGGCGCTCACGGCCTGTGCCAACTCTGGCAGGACAACCCCAAGGCGATGGCCTGGTGGGTGTCGATCAACCAGCGAGCCGCCTGATGACGAGAAAACTGATCAAACGGGCGTATGACTCGGCCGTGCATGCGATCGATGCTCTTGCATGGACCATCGCCGCTCTGGCTGCCGGACTCTTGCTGGGGCTCTCGACATGACGACCTACATCATCGACAAGCGCTACACCGCCAGCGTCGAGCGCTCCGACCGGGTGCTGGAAGTCGCGGAAGCCTTTGGTCTCGGTCTGGACGACAAGGAGTTCGTCGTCTTCGACCAGCAGCCGCTCGAAATCAAGCAGGGCGACGTGGTGTATGTCACGGGCCAGTCGGGCTCGGGCAAGAGCACGGTCCTGCGCGAGCTCAAGGCGAAGATGGAGTCGGGCGTGCCGCTCACGGTCGCTGACATCGACTATGTGGAGTTCAAGGACTGCCCGCTCATCGATCAGATTGGCGTCGACACCAACGACGCGCTGCGCCTGCTCTCGATTGCGGGCCTGAACGACGCCTACCTCTTCATTCGCAAGCCGAGCGAACTGTCCGACGGGCAGCGCTACCGCTTTCGCCTTGCCAAGCTCATCGAGAGCGGCGTGAAGGTCTGGGTCGCCGACGAGTTCCTCGCGGTTCTGGATCGCGTAACTGCGCGCGTGGTGGCATTCAACATCGCCAAGGTTGCTCGGAAGGTGGGCGCCACGCTAATTGTTGCGACGACTCATCCTGATTTGAAAGAAGATTTAGCGCCGGACGTCTATATAGAAAAGCGTTACCGGGAAAAGATCAAGGTGGACTATGTCGGCAATGATTGACCTTCATGGCAAGCGTTTTGGCGATCTGGTGGTCACGGCGCGAGCCGCCTCCGTCAATGGTCGCGCCGCTTGGGACTGCGCATGTGATTGCGGCGCGAAACTCGTCGTCATCGGCCAGCTATTGCGTCGAAAGATGGTCACGTCGTGCGGCTGTGCGATGAAGCGACGTGCGGAGGTAATGGGTCGCAAGAATCGCACGCATGGAAAGTCCGACACGCCGGAGTTTCGCGTGTGGACGAACATGCTCGCCCGTTGCACAAACCCGAAGGATTCGCGCTTCAAGCGATACGGCGGTCGAGGTATCACGGTCTGCGACGCGTGGATCACGTCTTTTGAGACGTTCTTGCGCGACATGGGTCCGGTGCCGTTTCCTGGCGCTGAGCTTGATCGTGAGAAAAACGACCAGGGCTACAGCCCGAGCAACTGCCGCTGGGTGACCGCCAAGGTCAACCAGAACAACAAGGCAACAAACCGACTCATCGAATTCAGAGGGCGCACGCAATCTATGTCGCTCTGGGCTGAAGAGTTCGGGATCAATCTCAACACACTGCGCTGCAGGCTGGAGTCCGGGTGGAGCATCGAAGATGCTTTCACGCGACCGGTGCGCGCTCATACGCAATACAGGAGTTTCAAGCATGCCGGTCATTAACCCCACCGCCCACACGTTCGACCTCGCCGTGACGCAGAAGTCCAACGAGGCGCCGGTCGTAGTCGCATTCACCGCACCATGGTGCGGCCCCTGCGGCACGCTCAAGCCCAAGCTCTCGAAGCTCGCCAACGACTGGGGTTTCACCCTTGCCATCGTCGACGCATCGGTCGAGCGCGAACTCGCGGGGCTCTTTGGCGTGCGCGCGGTGCCCACCGTTATCACGATCGAAGCAGGTGTTCCCCGCGGCCGCTTTAACGGCGATCGCACCGAAGAAGCCCTGGTCGAGTATTTCCGCGACCTGGGCCTGGCTGAAACCTCAATCAAACTGGAGTTCTGACATGAGCATCGCATTCATCGTAGGTTTTCCGCTGTTGGTCATTCTCGCTCTGGGCGTGGCCGCACTCGTCAAGCGTCACAAGGGCGACGACGACGATCTGCCGCCCACGGGCGCGGTGACGGTCGACGCCGACGGCACCGAGCACTCTGCAGCCGCGGCCGCGCTCGATCCGAGCAACGCAGCCCAGTTCGCAGGCTAAGCCATGACGCACGAGCACTTCTGTATCTGGCTTGCGGGCTATCTGGACGGCAACGAGCTGATGGACGCCGATCTGAAGGCGCTCCTGCGCGAGAAGCTGGAAGCACTCGGTCAGGCGCCGGTCAAGGCTCAGCCGAAGGCCGACGTGCCGCGCACAGTTGATCGGGACGACTCCTTTCGTGGCTCGCCGAACATCACCGACGCTCTCGCCAGAGGAGGTTTTGTCCATACGCCGCCACCTAGCATCACGCTTGGCGGCAAAGTTGGCGGCTCGATCCTCGGCGTCTACGACCCGGCGATGACAACCGTCTGCACCAATACGGCCAATGCGGCAGCCAGCGCCTCCGCAGCGATGAACTCGCTCTCAGCGGCCGCACGAGCCAGCGTATGACCACGCTCCAACTGCTCATCCTGTTCGCATCGGCCTTCGGGTCGGTGTTCCTGCTCGGGATTCAGTCCAAGAACGTCAACCAGGGGCGCTATATCGCGTCCGTGGTGACGTCCTTCGGCATCAGCGTGGGTCAGTTCGTCTTTGCGCACGCGGCGGCTTCTGGCGACCTCCTGGCGTTCTCCGCGAGCGCTGCCGGCGGCTGCTGCGGGATCGCATCGAGCATCTGGTTCTGGCAGCGCTTCATGGAAAAGAAAAAGGCATGACCATCATCACCGACAACGCCGATGTGCTGATCGAACGATCGGCACCGCCCACCGCCCACACACTGTCGCTCTTGCCCGAGATTTACGTCGAGCGCGGCACCAAGGCGGACTGGGATCTCTTGCACGAGCTCCACTACAAGGCGGAGAACCTGCCGTTTGGCCCCAAGTTCTACCGGTGCGTGTTGCGCGGGCAGACGATCGGCGTTGGGGTGATGACGGTTTCCTCGGCGATCTCGAGCGGGCGCAACAAGGCGTTCACGCACCTGCGGCCGAACGTGGGTGGGCTCGACTCGAAGCTCATCAACAAATACCGCCTGAACTGGATCAACGACAACGCGACCACGAACTCGCGCCTGGTGCTCGACACCATGTATCGGGGCGCGGGGATTGCCTACCGGATGCAGAACCTCATGATGCGCATGAGCGGGGCGCGCATCGTGGAGTTCCAGTCCTCGATGAGCAAGTTCAACCCGTTCGCGGCCAAGGCCGGCGTGCGCTTTGTCAAACCCGAGCCGTCGCAGAAATACGAGGCGGGTCTCGTGTTTTTCCGCCGCTGGTTCGATGCGATCCCCTCCGATTACGTGGGCGTGATGGAGGAGCTCGAGGCGATGCCGGCAGCCGTGCGGGAGAAGTGCATCAAGGAGATGCGCGACTTCTATTTCCGCAACTCCAGTCGGGAGAAGTCGGGCAACAAGCGCTTTGACGCGCGGGCACGCATCGACGGCTACGCACCGGGCTGGCTCCTCAAGCAGATCCAGCAGTTGGTGTTTGCAAGCCCCCTCTATGGCGTCTACCAGAACCCCGACTTTGGCCGTGAACTGCCGGATCGCATTCATCTGCTCGAATTCGACGTCCAGCCGGTCGATGCACCCTTGACCCTCTACCGCACGGTTGGAGCCGCCTGATGCACCTTACCGTCAAGCAGATCGAGCTTTTGCGCGTGATCGGGACCGGAAACGAAGACGGTTCCGCGTGCGACCTCGATCAGATCATCGAGCGCATCAACTACGAGACGACCAAGGCGTCGATCCAGTTTTCGATCCGCGCGCTCATCAAGCACGGGCTCATCCACAAGTTGGGTAGCGAAAAGCGGCGCGGCCGCCGGCACGTGATGATCGGCATTACGCCGGCGGGCGCCGGCTACGTGGGCGTAGGTGTCAAGAAGGGGCCGGCGTATGTCATCGACGAAGCCGACGATATCGGGTCCGACGAGTTCTATGAGCCAGCGTAAGCGTGTTGGGACCGCAGCTATCACTTGGGTATGACTTGGGCTCCCACACCGCTACCGTATATAAAACATATAACTAATAAAGAAAGTAATGAATGAAGTAGAAGAACACATTGATCAATGCTCGGCGGCACGGGTGCTGGGCACGGGCGAAATGTCGGCCCAACTGATCAACGCCAACATCGCAGCCACGCTCGGCTTCTTTGTCGAAATCCAGGACGGCATCGTCAAGTGCTGGGACAAAACGGCCGGCGTGCCCAGCGAATCGAACTGGGTGCCCGCGGTTGACTTCGCGTTCGAGAAGCGCGGGAAACCGTTCTTCTTGCTCCCCGAACGGGGTGAGACCTGGGTTTGTGTGTTTGAGCTCGGTGGCGAGCTTGTGCGCACGTTTGAGCAATCCGACGAAGGCTGCGCGCTCGCCCTTGGACTGCTGTATCTGCTCGCGGAGGGAAATAGTCAAAACTGACTGTTGACATTCGCCAGAACGGCGGTTAGAGTGGAGCCCTGATTTTCGTTTTCTCTCTCCGAAATGGGCGCCCACCTCTGCGCCCTTTTTTTTTGGATTTTGAAACCGAGAAGGAACCGAGTAGTGACCAAAGCAACGGCAACACCCGCAGCAGCGGCACCGAAAACCAAGCACGCGCGCCTCACGCCCAAGCAATGGGCCGAGGCTGAAGCGCTTTGGGAGTCCGGTGAAGTAACGCTCGATGACCTGGCGGCACGCTTTGGCAAACACAAGTCGGCGTTCTCCGCGCACTTCAAGAACAAGGGCATCGAGAAGGGCAAGCGCAAAGAGGAGCTCAAGGCCGCGGTGAAAGAGGAGGTCGCGCGCGCCGCGATCGATGACGCGACGGTGCTCGCCGCGCGCATCAAGGAGACCAAGGAAGAACACTACAAGATGGCCGCGGGCCTCGCGAAGCTGTCTTGGAACGAAATTCTGCTCGCCAAGCAAGAGTCGCGGCCGGTGGCCACGGCGCTGAACAACCTCAAGGCGCTCGATGCGGCCATGACCGTGCTCAAGAAAGCGCGGGAGGAACGCTGGGCGGTGCTGGGCCTGGATCGTGATGACGCGCTCGATGAAGACGGGCTGCCGGACCTGGTGATCTCGGAACTCACCGCCGATCAAATCGAGGCGCTGCGTAACCGCGATGACGACGACGCGCTGATGCTGCCAAGCGAGCAGGCCGCGCTCGAGGCCGAGCTGGCAGACCTCGATGACGACGAAATCATCGACGACGGCGGGGACGACGACTGATGGCCGCCAAATCCGCCAGCCTTTCGCTTCACCCCAAGCAGATGATGGTCTACCAGGACCGTCGGCGCTTTCGGGTGGTCGTCGCGGGGCGCCGTTGGGGCAAGTCGCAATTGTCGAAAGTCCTGCTCATCAAGTTCGCCCAAATCAAGCGCCGCAAGATTTGGTATGTCGCGCCGACCTACAAGATGGCCAAGCAGATCATGTGGACCGATCTGCTC